CCATCAGTTGTGCGAGCTGCATTTGATGTAGCAAGACCTTTTGGGCGAATATTAGAGATATCAAATCCTACGCCTCCTCGGCGTTTCATGATTTGAACCTGTTGTTGATCAGTGTGTAGAATACCAGCGTAGCTATCTTCTGGGCTGTCGATTACAAAGCAGTTAGAAAGTGATTGTATCTGGTATGGGTTGCCGACTCCTGACATTGGTGAGCCTTGTGGTACTACCTCCCATGACGAGAATAGATTATAAATTTCTGACTCTGTTAACGGGTTTTTATAGTTTGCCTCAATTCTTGCAAATTCCTTAGCCATTCTGTGGTGCATATCATCAGGTGTTTCCTCATGGAGATTACCTTCTTTATCTGTAAGTGCATATTTTGTTGGAAAAACTGATGCGGCTAATTCGTCGCCGTTGAAATATTGTTTTGATTTTTCAATTGCACTTTCTATTGTGATGGCTTTTTTCATGTGCTACCTTATTTTGAACTTATCTCATTCCACTTTTTCTTGAGAAGGTTTTTCATTGCACCTTCATCATTTTTTATTGTCTCGTCTAGTGTTAGTGAATCATTACTTAGTATATCAAATTTTGAGCGTGCTGTATCTATTTTTATAGGAAATAGCATTCCGTCCTTTCCCGCCCTATTTTTTGCAATAAATAATCTTGCTGCACCGCTTGATTTTTCTTCAGGTTTTCGAGAAATTGTCACAACAATATCTGCAACCATTGCTTTTCCATAAGCTTCAGACATGTTTTCTAGTCCAACTATGTTTGATGATGAACCCTCTCTATTGCTTTGAGATGCAGTCCATATAGGAATATTAAGCTCCATAGCAAGATTTCTTAGCTCTTCATAGACCAGCTTAAGCTCATGTCGAAGTGAGTCATATGACTTAGATGACTTCATAATGTCTGCATAGTCAATTATAATAAGGCTTGGTTTGAAATTCTTAAGCGATAGTTTTTCAACATGGTTTCTAATCATATTTACAGTGCATGCACCCGTAGGGTACTCCTTAATAATAAGTCTTCCCAGATCCTTATCTTCGTATCTTTTTAGTACAACATCTTTATTATCTTGAACATCGTTGCTTGCTATGTCACATAAGTTTGAATCGTATCTTAGTCCAACAGAAGTCTCAGTAAGTTCAAATGTGTAGTGAATAACATTCTTGCCTCGCTTAAGTGCTTCTACACCCATGCTAACTAGCCAGTGACTCTTTCCAACACCTGTCGGAGCTGTAACAATAGCTATTTCCCCTCTACCTACGCCTCCGTTAAAAACATCTTTTGCATCAAGCTGATGCATTCCTGTTGGACAGACCTGTCGATCAATCTTTACAAACCTTGCCTCAAGATCCTCAAAGAAATCATGACCAGTAGAGACAGGAATACCAACAGATACTGCATTTTTCATAAGGCCGACAACACTATCAAAGTTATCATCAGAAACCATTGTTACCGCTTCTTCTAGAGCCTCTTTAAATGCTTGCCTGCGGCAAAAATCAATGCACTTGTCTTTGACATATTTTAAGTCTCCAGAATCCGGATTGTTTTTGACCCTGTGTAGAAACTCAACTATTTGGTCCCTAAGAACTGCATCATGTTTTTCAGTTAAATCGTCTCGTATTATAGATACAACTAGCCCGAGTGTTGGAAAACATTTGTATTTTGAATGATACGCAAAATACTTTTCTGTCAGATATGCCAAGTATTTTAATTCAAAATATCCTGGATTCATTACTTCTATCATCTGGGCTGCCCATACATGATCAGATATTAATCCTTGAAATATCTTCTCTTGAAAAGTTCTACCGTATTGTTTAAAGTGTGGTGTGTTTTGCATTTCGTAATCTACTGCATACGACATATTTTAATTATCCTATTTTAGTATAAATCCCAGTGAAAAGAAAAGATTATCTACATCAAAAAACATGATGCCCTCAGAAGATAATATTCTCATTAATTCAATTTTGTTGCTTCGAGGGTTAAATGTATCAATTGAATAGTTTATTTTATCAATATGCTTAGCTGATAAATTTCTAATATCCATATACATTAGCTTCCAGTTTTTTTTAGCTGTGTCTTGATTGTTAACTATATTATGAACAGCCTTAACTTTACTAGTTTTTATTAGACTTTTTGCCTTGTTTATAATTTCGTCAACAGACACAAAAGAATCACAAGAAAGCTCTGGAAACCTCCTTGCAAGAGTCTTGTAGCCTACACCCTTTATGCCCGGAATACCGTCAGATACATCTCCGCAAAAAGATCTTGCAGTACAAAAATTAACTGGATGAATTTTAAACTTCTTTATTACATCTTCTTCAGATACAAAAGATTTTTTTGTAGGAGTAAAAATAGACACGTCTTCTGACATTAGCTGGTAATAGTCTTTGTCTGATGAGTATACAACTATTTTCTTTCCTTCTCTTTTGTTATTTGCTATATACCCTATTATATCGTCTGCTTCACAGTCAGATACATAAATCTGATTAACTGGAGTAGTTCTTAACATTGATATAAGTAGGGATATTTGGTGGTTTCTGTTTCCAATTGTATCTGGTATTTCTTCGTAGAATCTATTTAATTTTTGAGGTCTTCTTCCGTTTTTATAGCCTGAAAACATTGCCCTTTTTCTTATGGAGCCTCCGCCCTCCCATACTACAACAATCTCAGACGGATATATACTATCAATTATTTTAGTAAGGCCCTTTAAAAAACCAATTGCGCCCCCTACATGCTGTCCGTTCTTATTCATTGTAGGATTAACTACGAAATGTCTAATAAACACATTATATCCGTCAATAAGCAATACAGGCCTATCTCTCACAATTTACTCCTTTTATAGCGGGCGCTGATTAAAGCTAGCCTATGTTTATTCTAGATTATCAACTTCAAGCAAGAGAGACCGAACTTCTTCATATGATTCTGCATCTATATCTGGCTCATTACTGCCCATCTTTTTAGTCATTGCACATCCTATTAAATCGTCTATATAGTTTTTATATTCAGGGTTTTTCATAATACTTCCAAACTCTGCCTTGTGAAATTTCTTTTCCACAATAACCTCTCCTGTGTTTGTGTCTGTAACAGTTATATTTTTCCACGCACCTGTTCCTGCAACAACAATTTCTTTTTCATTAATAATTTGTGAGCCATGCTTTCTTAGAACATCAAACACTTGCTCATGTTCAACAATACCCTTACCAAAATGTATTTCAAAGTCAACTTTCCGGAATGGCGGGGCAACTTTGTTCTTTATAGTTTTTGCAGAAACATGGATACCGATAACGTCTTTGTTCTTATCTTGTATTTGCTGTCCTGCACCAAGCTTAATCCGTATAGATGAGTGAAAAGGTATTGCCTTGCCTCCGGGTGTAGTTGTTGGATCCCCATACATAACACCGATCTTTGTTCGAATCTGATTTAGAATTACAAATAAGACGTTCTGGTTTGCAATTACACCTGTTATCTTGCGCATGCCTTTTGAAATTGCTCGTGCCTGTAAACCTATTGACTCTTTATCATAGTCCCCTAGAAGCTCAGCTTTTGGAGAGGATGCTGCGACAGAGTCCCATATAATTGTTACAGGAATATCTTTATCCATTGCCTTGGCTTTCATTATCGTAGCCTCTGCAATGGATAAAACCTCTTCTGTGCAATGAGTGTCAACATATACAAATCGCTTAGATACATCTACACCTAACATTCCAAGATTCTCAACTGACGTTGCATTTTCTGTGTCTATATAGACAACAATTCCATCCATTTGTTGTGTAGACCTGGCAATCTGTGTTGCTATGTGAGATTTTCCAATTGATGGCGGGCCAAAAATCTCTATAATTCTCCCTTCTGGAAGACCACCAGAAACTCGATTTGAGCAAATATAATCAAGAAGTGTAGATCCTGTACTTATCCATCTATTTACATGCGTGGGTGATTCGTCTGTTGATAAATTATATGCAACACGCTCTCCCATATCTTTATTCAAAGATTGAATTAAGTCTGCAGTAAAATCTTCAACTTCGTGATTTTGTTTGTTTTTCTTTTTCGCCATTTTCTACCTCTAACTATTATTAATATTACTAGACACTTTGACAGTGTTCAACAAATACAAGTCAGGCCAGGAAATAGTTTCAATATTTTCCTGGCCTGATTTTTTATAACTTTCTAAATATCTTCAAGGTCTGCAAATGCATCGTCTAGTGACTTATAAGATGTATCAGTTGCAGTGCTCTCACTTCCAGAAGTAGAAGCTGTTGTTCCAGCAGACTTTTCAGAGCCGGTACTGCTATCATCGTCATCGTTTAGCCAATCGTTTACGATTTTTTCAAGCTCTTCGTATGTTTTGCAAGAAAACATATCATCAATGTTTGGAACATTATTCATCCATTCAGAAGCCTGATCTTGAGATTCAGATAGATTCGTTGATGAGCCTCGCGGCCTAACGTCAGTTGTTGCCCACATACGACCAGGCTGCTTAGTACATGTAACCTTGATATCCCTACCAGAAGTTGGATCTGTAATATCTCCGTAGTCCTCGTCGAGCATAAGATTCAATATCGATTGATATACCATCTTTCCAAAAGCCCAAAGCCTAACACCCTTGTCTTCTTCACCTCTTACAAGAACTGGAGCGTAGATGCGCATCTTTGGATATAGCTTTTTAGCTAGCTCATAAGACTCCTTACTTCCATCATCTCGAAGCTTTGTAATAAGCTCTTGAATGGGATCTGGATTTCCAAACTGGTATGGTGCAAGAAGCCCAGGATTATTACCGATATTATAGTAAAAATACCGTTCCTTAAAGGGTTGTCCATCGTTATCAGAAAACGAAAGAAGTCTAACATTGGACTCCTCACCTACCTGGGGTTTCCACATTACGTTACTTCTGCGATTCTTTCCTGAAAGCTGATTAAGCTTGTTTCTGATTGCGTCGAAATCAATTGCCATTATTTTCTCCTAATTTTTAGTTTTTAATTTTTAATTTGCAATTTTATATTGTGAGCAAACCTCACATTACTATAATACGCTAAAAACTAGAAATGTTCAAAAAATATTAAGGTTTTGGAAAATGATTTGTTCCTACTATTTTATAGTATCTTGAATGCATTTTCTTCATTCTATTTGCAATATTTTTATCATAATGAAGAGGTGCTGCAAAGCCAGCAACTCCCCCGGCTGAAATTTCATCTAGGTCGTCGTCTAGGTCCTGTTGCTCTTCTTTTTCGTTTGTCTTCTTTGAGATTTCAGAAATCATAAATGATCTAATTGTATTTTTTATTGAAAAAAGCTCTGATAGGGCGGGTTCAATTCCGGAACCTGCAGGCATTACAGCGGGGGATGTAAATGATCCAATCGATTCGATTCTTTTGTCTAGCTCCTCTACAGTATCAAATCCTTCTTCTATTGAGTCGTCTCCTGGAATTAACTTCCCAATTATTGATAGAATGCTTCGAAGTGAATCAAACGTATCTACGAGTGCTGTGGCAGCAGCTCCCTTTGCAGCTGTTTTAAATGCGCCTCTAAGTGCTGACATCGATGATCCGCCGGTTGGATTGACTGCCCTTTCAACAACATCAATAAGGTTTTCTAAGATTTTAAATTTTGCATCTTTTAGCGGAGTTATTACATTATAATAATATCTGTCATCTATTGCATCATTTGGACCTAGTGGATTTTGTGCTATATATGAATCATACTGTCTTATTGCTTCTTTTCCCTCGGCTATAGAATCTGGAAGATCTCCGAAAAGCTCCTTTCCAACCATTATTGTCCTTGCAAGCATCGGCGCTGTTATTCTTCCAGCAACTGTTGCTCCAAAAATCCTTGTAAGCGGAGTAGCCATTCTTGCAAGATACGGTGCTATTACTGGCATAATAACATCATCAGCAAGGTTTCCTAATGTGCTTCTTGCAAGTGCTGCTAATGGCCTAGTGATAAATCCAAACTCATCTATTCTTTCTATGCTATTGCTTGACTCAATCTCATCAATTACCATTTCTCTAATTTCTCGTCTAGATATTGTCAAAGGGATACCTTTTCTTGTAGGAATAGGTAGATCTTTTGTACGTAAATATCTTTGATATTCTATATCTTGATCTGGAAACATAGGAACACTTGAAACATCGTCTGGTGCATCAAGTATTTTTGAGTTTGAAAGTTTTGATGAAAATGTAGAGTCAGCGCCTGCAGAAGCTTGACCAGTCCTGCCACGAGCAAAAGGACGACCAACTGGACGACCCAGCTTGTATGAGCCGTCGCCCTGACCTATTGCTCCGGTTCCTGCAATTCCTGGTATTTTTCCTGATGGGGGTCTTGACATGCATATAAGTATTATGAGACTATGATTTATGCAACACAATTGACCTTGCATGCTGCAAAATAATTGCCAATGATGGCTCAGAGCCTACATAGAACCTGTTCTCTTCGAAGTGAGAGCCCTGAGATAGCTGTATTGCAACCCACTCATCCCTATCAAGAGCAATTCCAAAGTGCTGTAATAACCATAGTGTTCTATGGGAAACAGACATTTTTTCTACGTCTTCGTTGTACTTGAAAAATTGTCCTAGTTTTTCTCTATGCCAGGAAGAATCTTGATCTATTAGCAAGTCATCCTCAAGGTCTCCGATCCTTCCTATATCATGAAGTAATCCAGTTTTTATTATTGATGCTGTTGATATATTCATATCATATACAGTATTTAGCTTTCTCATGTACGATGCGATCTGGAGTGACTTTTCAACTAAGCCCCCTCTATAACATCCTACGTCTGATTCACGTGTAGACAAAGGTGTAATACACAGCCTGGACCCAAGTGTATTTAGCATTTTAATTAATGATTTGTCTTCGATTCTTGTCAAAAGACTCTCATATTTGTTCCAGTTATTTTCAATTGTTTCTACATCTAGCTCAAGCATATATTCTCCTATTGTGTTGTTATACTTAGTGGGAATTCAATTCCCATCTTTTCTATTTTTATACCGCTTTTTATTATTTTTTTTGCAGCTTTTAAATGTTCTGGGTGGATATCAAGAATTATAGCGTCATGAATTAAGAACAGTGGCGAGAAGACAATACCAGCATTTTTTAACTCTCTTATTAACAAATAAAACCCTGTACATGAAACATCTGCCCCTGTTGATTGAATGTAATGACTAACAAGTATGGATGGCGCTGCATCAGATCCCGGAAATAATGGTCGGCCAAAAAAGTTAGAAATTGCACCTGTTTAAGAATTTTCCCTTTTAAGCTTTGAACCAAGGATGCCAACACCAAAAAACTCTCTAACAGTTCTCAAAACATCTGATGCTTTTATAATATCTTTTTCATCTATCATTGATGCGAATTTTCTATTTGATATCCCATACATAGAACCCATTGTCGCAGTCTTGATTGTGTTTCTAGATACCTCATTTTTAAATACCATATCCTTTACAGCCCCATATATATCGTTGGGTGCAATACCGTTGTTTATGCTATATAAGATTCTTGGCTCTAGAGAGACAAAATCAACATTTAGTATTTTTCCGCCAGGATATTTTGATATTATAATATCTCTATACTCTTTATTGAGAGTAAGAATATTTGGACCAGACGTAACTGTTAGCCTTCCTGTCACTGTCGATGTCTGGCTGTACACAGGCTTTTTTGCGAAACCTTGTGCATCGGGTGCAAATGATTCAAATACAGAAGCTTTTCTATTTGTATTTTTATCTAGCAGCATATGATATTTTATTTCATTTATCTTTGCTTTTTCAAGTGTGAGAATCAGCTCTCTTGCTATTAGAAACTCATTTGTATAGTATGTATCATTTACACTATCAAGAAGCATTCTGGATTCAGCCACAACCCTAGAAACAAACTCTTTGTACTCATTAACAGGTATCATGTTTGACCACATGGGATACGTGTTCGTATTTGGTATTTGACGCCACATATTTTCCCATTTTTCCCCAGGGGATATATCTATTTTTTGATTAAGAGCATCAGATATTATCTTGATAGATTTTGTATTATCGTGACCTAGAGTCCACAAACCAGAATGATTATCTGTCCACGAAAATAAATCATCAGACACTACAAGGTCTCTTTCAGAGCCCAACGTATTTTTAGATATAGCAAAATCCATAGTAGAATTTTACAATAAAAAAGCTAGGTTTACAAAATTCTATTATTAGTTGCTGTATGGTAAGCCAGTAGCAGCTTGAGCAGCTCTGTCTATTATTGCCTCTCCGTCCATAACTGTTAATAGAATTCCACCTGTAGCAGTCGCAGTAAACTCAACAGTAGTATTGTACTGCCCTTGCGTTATTGTATGCGATATATTCGTAGCTCTATAGATTGTATCTAGAGAAGTGCTGGTTCCAAAGTCAATAAAAAATTCTTGTCCATATCTCAAAAACGGATTTCCCATACATTGCATTGATATTTTAGATGTCCTAAGAAGTGCAGGAGGTAGGTTATTAGCTCTTCCTGATGCACCTTGTCCAGAATTTCCTTCATTAATTGCTCTTGATACTTGATATTCAAAAACCCGTTGAACTTCTGCTGATCTGTTTGGATTAGTAGAGACGCTTGTTATTGTGCTCCCTTGCGTTCCGTACCTAATTGTTGGAATATATGTAGAAACCCTATTTTTCCACTCTCTAATGTTTATCTCCGGGTCCATTACCATTTGTCCATCTACGATAGTTGCTGCAGTATTGCTATCTGCTGACCACCTTTCTTTCTTTCTTTCTGTGGCTGCATCTTCTTCAGAAGAATCTGGTAAATCTACTCTATCTCCGGGATTCATGGATGACATTTCTTTTTCTATCTGATTGGGGCCGGCGTTTTCATCAAAAAATATAAACTTTAAAACTGTAATTGCTTCTCCATCCTTTATGTGATACCCTTGCTCTTGTTTGACTCTTATGCTTGGCATTACAAACGAGTCTCCAATATTTCCAAACCTACTGTCGCGCCGCTGGTCAAGAGGTAGAGTTGATCCCGGTGGAGCGACAGCAGGATCAGCAGGCGTACCAGTGTTTTCTGCTTCACTCTCTTCGGGTGTAGTAACAACAATACCGCCGCCGCCATATAATTCATAGGAAGCTGATTCAAACACTTTGTTTATTAGTCTAGATATAAAAGCAGTTGAGTTTTTAGGTGATGCAAGGTCTTCATCTAGCAAGTCTTTTACTGTTTGTATTTTTATTGGAAGTTGCTCTATTGCAAGTTGCGCAGCTGCTCCAGATTTCAATCCGACTTGACCGAAATGAAGCTGAACGTCTTCCACAAGATGAGACATTGCAACTGGCTCACCAAGAGTCAATAGTACAACCTTTCCAAATGATACCCATTCATCAGCAGGAAAAGCTTTACTGTCATTACCATTATAAAATTTTATAGTGCCTGATGGTAAAAATGGATCTATTCCATTACCCAGAATATTCTTTTTTATCGTATATGCCTCACCAACTGTGCGAGCGCTGCCACCGTCATTCAAGTATGAATTAAATACTACTGAAGAGTTGGTACCAGTTAGACCCTCTCCAAAGGCTTTCCAGCCATCTGCATCTAAGCTTCTTAGTATGCCCCTAGCTGCTGAGACAACGATTTTATCACTTGCTGCAGGGATTGGCTCTGACTGTCTTGACATGGCAAGCTGTGGTAGTTTATGATCCCCGTTCTTAAGATTTTCTTGATCGATTAGCTTGTTAACATATGTTTTTATCTTATATGATGTTGTTCCCATTCCTTCCCAAACCCATGAAGAAAATGCTGCATCGTTTGCAAGTGCTTTAAACTTTACATCTATGTCAACACCGCCTGCTGGGTTCAATGAAAACCCTGAGTCTTCTGTCCTTCCTAGAAATGTTTGAATCCCAGCATTGATCATGTTTCCGTACTCATTGCCGCCCGGGTGAGACCATCCGATTTCAAAAGCCCATGTAATATGAGACCATCTACCCACCTCTAAGATATCCCTAAGCTCTGATAATCTTGCTCTGTCATGGAGATGTATCTGGACATTTACTTCATTATTTGTAAAGTTTCCTCCTCTACTCATGTGTTTTTCTGATATTGTCACCTGCTTGAGTGTCATGAATGGAGCATATTTTTCTGTTAGCGTCACACCTAGCTCGCCTGTTGAAACATTAGAGTTTATAAGTGTCTGCGGCATTGTGAATGCTTCTATTCCAGTAATACCGGGGTTGTCATTCATTTTTGGAAATGTTGACGGATTATTTGACAGTGCGTTAACTATACCTTTGTTTGCAAGCGCATGTGCTGTAGAGTCATCGGGCGGCGCTGAATGGACACCTAGAAATTTTAAAACATTCATTCCAGAAATAGCTCCAGTGGGTCCCACAGCAGGTGCCGGTAAGACCTGATACATTCTCACGTACGGGACACTCCTAGAGAGCTCTATACCTGGCATATAGTTTAACATTAGTGATGCTGCACCTATTTCTGCCATTTTAGGTGAGAAGTCCTGATTTCTTAGTCCAACAACTGATAATGACGGTGAGTCGAGTGTCGGCGTTGCGACAGATTTATTAATTGGTGATGCTGGAGCCGCCACGCCATGACCTATTATATCAAGTATTGAAGGAGCACCGGTTGCATTGCCGTCAGCATTAGTAATAAAATAGCAATTTTCAATAGGAAGTTTGCCGCCAGTCGGGCTTTCCTGTATAAACTTTATATTTTGAAACTGAGGGTTGCTTGTGTGAGTATTAATAGCATCGAAAATACCTTTTGCAGGCATTGAATTGCCAGATCTACTATATAGAGCAGACATGAAATCTCGTCTTTCATTATCAAAGTTTTCTAGCTCGTCGTCTACAGCGTCTGAATTCCGCGGTACGCCGTCTCCGGATACTCTGCTTATCGATGTAGAAGCACCTAGTCCAGAATGGTATTTTTGAAGTCTTTTTACAGCCTCATTTAAAAGTAAGTTTCCCATTTTATACCTTTGATGTTACAATTGCCATTATCTCAGCAACTTCGGGTATTTTTAAAACTATTCCTGGCGGAACCTGCAAGGCCCAGCCAATACCAGAAGCTGCTGCTATAGCCCACCAGTATGATGAATCACCGTATGCAACGCCTGCTATTGTGTCTAGCCGATCTGCCTCTTTTGTTATATAAACTGAATATGCCATTTTTCCGGATTCTATTCTGCTTCGTATTTTCGAAGACAGCATTGATGTCCCATATGCTTTCCCGCCAAATATTTTCTTTGGATGAAGATTTCTACTTAGGCCCATTTATTTATCCTTCCTTGCGATTTTCCTTCTAGATGTGCTAAATTCTTGTTCTGCCATCTTACCGTTATCGTCGTATACATCACCAGATATCTCATGCATAATTTTCCCAACATTGTAAATAGGTGCTCGATTGTATCCGTCGTGAGCAAGGCCGGGCGGTAAGTCGTGAATTACTTTTAATCCGGTTGATACTTTTACTATCATCGGTGCACGCCCCCACAAGTCTGTATTCCATGGAATATCATTGCCAACCCACGTAAATGTTAATTTATCTAGCACACCTGCTAATCCTCTTCCCATGCTTGACTCAAATGCATGTGTAATAGGATTCGAGCCTCCGTCTGCTGCTGGGTTTCCATTCATGAACATCTCAGATGGGCTCAGGAACATACCTAGAGCTGATTGTACCTCATCTCCTGGTATGCCGAGGGTCATCGCCGCCTTGTCAATAATATCTGTAACAAGTCCCATGCCAAATCCAATAGGATCAGATGCTAGCATCATAAGACGAGTAAAGCCGGCAGGATCTGGACATAACTCTGCATGTGTAGCATATACAGTTTCTCCAAATAGTTCATTTGGCGCATTTAGATCTGTTATAAGAATTTTATAGACTGTTTTTGTTCTTATGTTCCCACCAGTCGAAGACATGTTCTTTTTCATCGTTGCAGACAGTATAGTACCTAGCTTTGTATCTAGTTCTAGTGTTGCATCGATAAGATCTCCTATTTTTTCTCTTCCCATGACTTCACCTCTATAATGGGCTCCGGTAAAGTATCTAGATATATCTTTACCATTGTGAATTATATATCCTTTTTCCTGACTTGGCTTAAGAAGCACACCTCCGGACATAAGAGGCACATATCCAAAGCCACTATCTCCAGTTCTAAGATTATCAAGAACAGATGAAAGATTGTTTACTGCCGGAGAAGGGTTTCCTGATATGTCTGGATCCCTCATCATATTGGTATATAGCTCCAGTATAGGATTCATGAATCCATTTTTTAGAAGTGTTGTACCAGCAGATGCAAGTAGTCTTGCACCCGCGTTGGTGCTTTCATCTGGCCCGTAAAGAGAGGCTATAGGAG